GTTACCGTAAGCGACGGATTGCCAGTTATTATCAGCCGGAGTTGTGCGGAGCGTCCAGTTGATACCGTCGGGACTTGTCATGACTCTGTTGCCGGTTCCGCTGGTAGCGACGGCTACAAACATACCGTTACCGTAAGTAACAGAAGTCCAGTTAATGTCCGCCGCACTCGTGCGTAATGTCCAGTTGATGCCATCTAGCGAAGTCATAACCCGGTTACCAGTTCCGCTGTTAGCTACAGCTACAAACAGACCGTTACCATAAGTTACAGACATCCATTGATTGTCAGCCGCACTCGTACGCAATGTCCAGTTGATACCGTCAGGAGAAGTCATTACACGATTGCCGGTTCCGGTGAGAGCCACAGCTACAAACAAGCCATTTCCGTAAGCGACGGATCGCCAAAAATTGTCTGCTGCACTCGTTCGTAACGTCCAATCCAATCCTGTTCTGTCTGTTGTAATATCCGCAATATTATTCGCCATTGTTTGAAACGTGGCATTTGCCGCCGTTGGTACTCCTTTGTCAGTGATAGCGGCGGCAACAAGTGCTTTCCCATCACTGACAGATTGAAAAAGTTCAGCCAGCGCCCCTTCAACGTCGGTGCTGGTAAAATTCCCACCGACATCTGCAATACTGATCGCGGATGCAGGGTGTGCGCCGGTGGTGGCGGCGGTGTGGGCGGCGAGATCATCTTGCGCCTGCTCAGCCTTTGTGATCCCTTCCTCGATGCCGTCTTCCATACGATTCAACTCGGATTCGCTGATAACATCACGGAACTGCCATTCCTTTTTCACAAAGTCCATTCTCACGCACCACCTTGCACGAATTGAATGTTGTGACTAAATACGGTCGTAACAGACGTGTCGATCTCAATTCCGGTAATCGTCGTAATGATGTTGTCGTCCGCATCCAGAAAGTCGATCCGCGTCACGATCATGTCAGGTGGAAGAATAAGTTCGACAGTGATACTGTCCGAATACTTCGTGACCGTTAAATCCGCTAGTTCTATCGTCTGATTTATTAGCACCTTCACTAGCAGGACGTCGGTCAAATCAACAAGCTGACCTTTGAAAAAATCCGTAACAGCCAACATAATCACCTACCTTTGATAAATCACGCGGTAGGCAACAACCTCGCCTATAGGCGTAAGTCCGGCTAGCGCCAGTCCAGCCCGCGCATATACTACCTTCATTTCTCGGCTTGTTTCCCGGATACGGATACGCTCAACAGAGAACGGATATTGGATATATTCCATATTCGCAGGCTTGAGTACTTCGACTACATGCTGAATATCACGGAATTTATACCCGTCCACCGCGGGAATACTGATCGTGAATGCATACTCGCCTGGCACCAGCTCGATGTTTGCCTGCGTCGTACCGATGTAAGCATTCAGCCGATCACGCAACGTCCGCAACGTAATCGGCGGCTTTCGGCTCTTCCGCTCGATCAGACGCTCCCGACGAAACTCCACTGTCTCATCATTACTGGCCGTGATACCGAACTCCTGTTCACGCCACGTAAGCGTATCGACAGCGCCTAGCACGAATTGCTCATTCAACACCTTATTGATCGCCTTTTTAAGCGCCACAATTTCCGGGTTGACAGCTTTAGCAATCTCCTGAAACTCGCGGACATTTTGCAGAACAGATGGAAGATAGCCTAGATAATCGCCGGTTTCCTCGACCCACTCAAACAGCGACATTGATCGTCACCGTCCCGAGCTGGGCCACTTCGTCCGGATCCAGCGTGAGGTTGCCGTCCACGCCATTCAGCGTAAGCGACAAGATGTCGCGCACCACCGCAATCCCAATCAGGCGGCTAAGGATCACGGACTGCCGAACCGTCGTCTGCACGAAGTTTGGGTCCTCGAAGTTGATTTCCGAGAAGTAGTTGGAAATTATTTGTTCGACCTCCTGCTCGATGTCCGAAGGCCCGTACCCTTCTTCCAGCACAACTGTCATCACGACATTTACAGTTGCGGGCGTAGCGCCGAACGCCGTGAAAATGTGTCCGATGGGAACAAGTCCGGTGCCAGCCGCATCCTGATCCGGGTCAAGCGTGTTTTGCACCAACTGTACCAGTTCGGGCGACGGAACCGTGTTGTTCGCATCCGTGATAATCGCGCGAACCGTCCCTCTACCATTCCACAGCGGCTGAACACGAAACCGGCCAACACCTGGGATTGCGCTTATCCATTCGCGGTACTGATCGACGTTGCCGCCGTATCGCGTCGCGTTGATTTCCTCCAGATAACGCTGGTACAGCGCCTCGTCAGATTCCTCATCTTCGCCAGGAATCAGTACATCGGCCAACGTTGCTGTCGTCAGTCCCTCGATGTATTCGATGGGAAGCAGACTACCAAAATAAACATTACCGATTGCACCTGGCGTCTCGGCCTCCAGACGGTACTCATTTCCGGCGATCTGCTCACGCACCACATATACCACATCTCCGCCCCTGAAGCGGCTCCCAATCGGCACAGCGGCGTCGAAAATGCCTTTCCGAATAGCAGGAGTGGCCGGCCTGCGATTCACCCCGCTTTCCGCCGTCCTGTACGCCAGAAAATCTCCGTCGGCTGTCCGCGCGAACGTTAAGCGCATGAACACGTCCAAATCGGCATATGCCTGCGCCAGTTCCACGGCAATCGGCGCAAGAGTGGTGTAAATAATCGAGCCTTCACGCTTGTCAAGCGTGTTTGATACTCGATTCAGCATACGGGTCAGGATCGTCTCGAAAGTCTGATGCTCAAACAACGCTAGTCACCTCCTGTTCCGCCTCGAAGTTGCCGAAGACACTCACAACCGTAAACCGCACCAGCGCGTTGTCGCCGTCGAACTGGATGCTGAAATTCGTCACATCTTCGATCCGGTCATCCTGCATCAGCGCTTCCCGAATGCGCCGCTTCAACTCGGACTGGACGAACAGCGGATCGCGCCCAATAAGCCCTTCCAGTTCGGAGCCATAATCGGGCGTATAAATCAGGTACCGATACCGCTCCGTCTGCAAAATAAGAAAAACAGCCTGCTTCACGGCCTCCAGACCATCAACCATTCCAATGACGCGGCCACGGTCGAAGTCTATGCCAAAAGTCAGGCTCGGCTGTTCTTCCTCCACAATTTCTAATTCAGCCGGGATAATCGTCCCTGTCGGCGTCGCCATGACCTACACCACCTTGTCAAGAACGACGAACTGTCGTCCACTCTGAATTCGCAACAGAATCACCTTGTCGCCAACCTCCAACCCCCTTCTAACCACAACCTTTGAGGCTTCCGCCGGTTGCATCCCGCCCGTATTTCCGCCAGGAGCCGAATGCGTATGCGAAATATCAACCTCGTACCTCGTCAGGCTTTCCGGCACGATCAGGAAGTCACTCGTCAGCGTAAACCGCTGTTCGACATTGACCTCTAGCGGATCGGTCCCCGTCACCGTGGCGAACATCACGGCGACGGGTTGCCCAGCCTCAATCGCGCCCAAACTGGCCTGCCGGATCAGGTTAGCTAGCGCCATCCGTCACACCACCTTGAGTGTAATTTGCATTGTGTGCTCATCGCCCTCCCATTTGTGCGCGCATTCATCCACAAGAAAATATTGGTTTATCCCCAAATCTGTGAGGATAACCGGGATGTAACACCCTGCGCGGATCCGCAAATCGCCAAGCGCGTCGATTTTAAGCGACCGGCGTTCCCGGTTTTTAAGCTGGATCAGCGTGTTCAGCAGTTCCTTGATCTGGGCTGCGTTCATCTTCTCGTCCACGACATCGAAGTATTGCAGGCGACCCCACCTGGCGATATTTGCGCTGTCCTGCGCCACGTAAACATCTCGGCGGCCGGTCTGCTTATTATTCTGAATCAATTTAATCCGGTTGTACGTATCGTCGTCGATGCTTCGCTCGTAACTGTATCCATAGGCCAAGCTTTCATCTCCGAACACCACGTCCACCCGCATATCCGCTGCGTTCGTCAGCGTCAGCGAACCAAAGTTATCATAGAATACGAAGATATTACCGGTAGCAATCAGTGTCAAATCCAACGCTTTGCATATAACATCCAGCCCCGTCTGGTTGTCCTCCACCAGCGTCGGAATCCGATAGCCGGTACCAGCAAGATTACCAACTGTCAGATCAAAATCACCGGCTACCTTGCGGATGATATCTCCTGCTGTCGCATTGGCGAATACGAACGTATCCTTCGACAGCAGATACCGAATCTGGTCATACGCAGTGATCGAGATTTCGTCATCGTCGCCCTGTCCTATGGCGAAGATGTATCCGTAGAAAATCTTGCTGGGCCCGTCTCGGACGCGGATGACTGCCCCTGGATCGATCCTCACATCCTTGTGCTTGACCATGGAGACCTCGAGACTTCCGGGCTGTCCGATACGGACGGTTTTCCACGAAACCGAAGTCACCATCTCCGAAATGTCGTATATCTTGCCATCCCGGTTATCGAAAAGGATTTCCAGTGCCATCGAATCACCTCACGATGCCGGGATTTTGATCTGCATCCCGACCGGCAAACTCCGCACCTGCGAATCCTTGATCCCGTTCAGGCGTGCTATCTCCGTCCAGCGACTGCCGTTTCCGAGATATTTTTGCGCCAGCGCCCACAGAGTTTCGCCGCGTTTCAAAATGTGAACGCGCGGTTGTGGCTTCGTATCCTGGCGTGTCTCTTTTTTCTCGGCGGACGCTATTATAACAGGCTGATCATTCTGCGTCTGCGTCTTGATCTGCACCAGCTTAGGACCATATGGCCGGTATTGCCGGAGCGTCATTTCGTACTCGATATCGCCAACGGATCCGGCTACTTCCCGCCACGTGAAGTCTTCGATGGATGTCAACATGTTGATGTCCACGGCCCCATCCGTAACAATCAGGCGCACGACCTTCTTTTGGAGCCGCCATTCGTTGACCATCTCCACATATCTCGATGGCTCCAGCAGTTCTTCGCTAACCACGAACGGGTAGCGCTGGGCAGGAAAGAAACTCTCGAAGCTGATTTCAGACAGGCTAGGGGTCTGAATCGAATTGATCTCTCCGAGACTGATGATCCTATATGTCTTTCCCTGCCCAGGAATCTCGACTTCGATTTCAGGTGGGTTGACGGGCAGGCGGAAGCCTTGCGCACCATCGTCAACGGAAAGATAAATGCCGTAGTCCGGCATAGCCCTCACCTTTTATTTCCATCTTCGTACATTTGTCTTAGTCTTTCAGCGGCTTCATCTATCACGGTTTTCTTTTCAGCGATACGTACCGTAATAGTAGCCTTTTCCAATTGAACGATTTTTTCGGTCAGATTTTTCACGGCTTCGGTTAGCTCTTCGACAGCCTGGATAAACTGTTCAGCATCTATCGAGACAGTCACTTTTTTAGCCATCAGCTAAACACCCCCTGCGCGGAATTAGCGATCTCGCGTTCCAGCGATTCTTCGATACGCCGAATGATCGTATCAATGTCGGCTTCACTTCGGACATCTCCGGTCTGGACATTCACCGTAGGTGTTAGCGTCACGAAGTTCTGAATTGACTTCATTTCGGCCAGCTCGCGCATCAGGCGGATGTCTTCGCTGGAAATATCCACGGTGTCCTCGATTTTGCCGACCTTCCCGACCTTCGCCAGACCGTTTTTGTCGATATTGTTCATGATGTCTGCCATCTTATTCATCGCGGAGCTATCGAGCTTTCCGGCGAAGTCCTGAATTCCACCCACAACATCCTGTACCTTGTCGGCAATGAACGAACCAGCGGCCCGGCCCCATTCACGGCCAACATTAAACGCCTCGGCATAGTCCATCTGCTCAAACCGCATCAACCGGACAACATCGGCGGTGCTTTT